TAAGACAGAGGAACTCATTAAGAATTACAATAATAATATTACTGCACTAGATGAAGATTATAAGAGTATTACTCCAGTACATATTGCTGTAGTAAGAGCTTATCATATTGAAGCAACTAGAACTAAATCAGGATTAATTATTGCTCCAAAGATTCCAATGAAGGAAATGACACAGAATGGTATTGGTATTCGACAGACTATAGATTCGCCATGGGCTTTCTCAAGAAAGTGTGTAGTAGTAGCAGTTCCTGAACACGTTACACATATTAAAGCTGGAGATATAGTAGAGATAAATAGAAGATGTGTATTAGCTGAAAAACCTTCAGTAGATACACCAGCACATTTAGCTCATGGTTTTACTCTATCTGATTGGTATGATTTTGAAGCACCTACAGATATTAGTAATAAACACTTTGGCTATTTGGCTGTAGACCCAATTAATGATGTTACGTTAATTATTAAAAAATCATAATTATGGCTCAATTTGTAAAGAAGGCAGGTTGTCACACAGTTAATGTGGGAGAATTTATGTCAGAACTCGGTGATAAGTATATTAACACCGATGGTAAAGTAGTTCTTAACTATGCTACAGCAGTAAAACTTGTTCAGTTTGTTTATGACAAAACGAATGAAAGTTTTATTGAGTGTGAAGGTAAAGAATTACAAATTGGTTTACCTACTGGAATGTTTGGAATGATTCTTAAAATGGTATTAAAAACTATCGGTCTTGAAATTAAATTTAGTGACAAAGTATCTGATAAGCCATCCTAAAGATTTAGTGAAGGGTTTGGTTTTCATAGTGAAAGCCAAACTCTCTCTTTGGTTGATGACTGAAACTCATCCACTAGAAAAAGCTAGAAGGTGTAAACCATGCTTTGAAAGTGGTTACTGTATTGTATGTGGTTGTGATTTTGATGAAATGGTATTAACTAATAAAAAATGTCCTAATGGAAAATTTTAGTAAAATTATAGCAACAATAGTTCAGAGTTTAATATATGCTAAGTATAAACATTGGACTATTAGAAGACTGGGAACTCATGAAGCACTAGCATCATATTATAGTGAAGTAGAACCTTTATTAGATACATTAGTAGAAATATATATGGTAGATACAGGAGCTATAGTAGCACCTAAATCAGTTGATATTCCTGAATCAGATGATGTATTAATTTATTTTAGAGGTTTACATAATATGATTAAAGCATCAATGGTTAAAGAAAGTGATGAAGCTATTAAGAATGTAATGGCTGAAATATCAGCAAGTATAAAACGTTGTTTATTCAGATTAAAATTAGACGAAGTATATGTTGGAAATTAACTTAGGTGAACACAAAGAAAATAGTGTAGCCACAACAACGATAACTATTGATGAACCAGTAGAACATACAGAAGTATCTTGTGGATGTTTATCAACTAGTTTTAAGGATAATACTGTAACACTAAATATGAGTGTTGGTAAAGTAAAGAATCCTGATGATAATGTCTTTGATAGATTCGTACTATTAAAGATTAATACTAAGGAGTATATTGTTAAAGCAAGAGTAATAAGATGATTAAAATAAACTATAGAACATTAGACCAAGCTGTTAACTTCTGGGAACTTAATCCACAGTTTAAGATATATCCACCATTTCATTTATTGTATGAGAAAGATAAATCTAAAGATAAAGATTTTTCATCAAGACAAATGTGGACTATATTCTTTATGTGTGACCCTGATGAAAATGATAATATATTCTATAGAATAGCTTATGGTGAAAGAAAGAAAACATTATCAGAAACTTTTGTTAAAGACTTAGATTGGGATGATGCTAATTTTGTTAAATGTTTAGAAGCATATCCATTAGAATGTATGACTGCTGTACAAAGAGCTTATGCAGAAGAAAAGAATCAGTTACAAAAGAGAGCTAAGTTAATTTCTGATACAGAATTAACATTAGATACTACTGAGTTTCTTGGAGATAAAGTTATAGTAATAAAAGGTACTGCTACACAAATTAATATGCTACAAAAAGATTCTTTATCTATATACCAAAAGTATCAGAAGATAGAAGAAGAATTTATTAAAGATAAACAATCTGTTAGAGCTAAAGGTGGTTCTAAATTAACTAAATCAGAAAAAGGAGATTTATGGTAGATATACAAGTAAAACTAGTAAATAATAATAGACCTGGAAGAAAACTTAAAGAACTAAAAGGTATTATTGTACATTGGACTGCTAATGTAAAACCTACAGCTGGAGCACAAGCACATTTAAAATACTTTGGTCATACTACAGTACAAGCTAGTTGTCATTATGTAGTTGATGATGAAAATATTATACAAATGATTCCTGATAATGAAGTAGCATGGCATGTAGGTGATAAACCTAGAAGAGCTAATCTACCTGTTAGAAGAACATTAGTTCCAGCTGGAGATAGTGCTAATAACTATTTTATTGGTATAGAAGTATGTGTTAATACAAATAGTAAGTATGAAGATACGCTAAGAAATGTTAAGTATCTGATTAATGTATTATTAGCAAGACATAAGTTAACTATTGATAATGTTTATAGACACTATGATATAACAGCTAAAGATTGTCCAATCATGTATCAACCTAATTACGTTGAAATGCAATACTTTGATTGGTCATGGATAACATTTAAAGAATATGTCAGAAGTAGCTAAAGTAACTACATGTATTGATGAATGGGATTTTAAATGGATTCAAATTGAAGATTTAGAAGGAATACTCAATGAGTTTAAACCACAACTATATCATCCTGATGACCCTAGATATAATTCTTTTTGGCAACTAACTCGTTCTAAATGTATTGAAGGTATTTGGTATCCTCAATTTGGACAGTATAGATATGTTCCTGGTAGAGTAGGATTCTATGGGAACTACTGTACTATTGTAGAAACTGATAAGAAAACAAAAGCTAGATTAAAACTAAAACCTAATATCAGAGATATAGAATGGCATTTAGCTTACTATTATCTTGAAGCACAAGGATTCTCAGGATTTGAAAATGATGATGAATATACTTGTAATTGGAAAGTATTAAATCCTGATGCTTTCTATATGACACTAGAAGAAAAAGTTACTATATTTAATAAGAAAGGATTCTTAAAAGAATTTATACATCCTAGAGATTATTTATTTCAACTTCATGATAAACCATTAGGCAGACCATTATATTATAATGATGCTAAGAACTTTGTTATACTAGGTTCTCGAGGTGGTGGTAAATCATATACTGCTGCACTAATGTGTATGCTATTTGAATTAATATTTGATGGAGAGAAGTATTATAAACCTGGAGATACTAGAAGGGAATTAAAAGCTGAAATAGATTTAGGTTCAGGAAGAAAAGATAAATCTAGTGAGTTAGCTGAAAAGATAGAAGCATCACTCAATGAATTAGCACTTAATCAAGAGTTTGGAGTATGGGGAAAACCTGGAGATGATGATTATGAACCATGTCCATTTTGGAAAAGAATGACAGGACATATTAGTGCTAATAATAAAGACAATCCGTGGCGAAATACTACTCCAGTAAAGATTAAAAATGAATGGAAAGAAATAGGAACTGGTTCTACACTATATCATAATGTTTATTCTACTAATAAAAGAGATGGTGGACAATCAGGAGCTGGTGGTAGAAGAAATCTTATAGTCTATGAAGAAATAGGATTAATGGAGTTATTCATAGAAGCATGGTTATCAAATGATGCTGTAGTTAAAACAGATGGTGAACAGTTTGGTGTACAATGGGGAATTGGTACATCAGGTAATATAGAAACTATTCATGATGCTATGAAAATATTCACGCATCCTGATGATTATAATTGTTTAAAGTTTAAGTATGGAGAACAAGACCAATGTTTATTTCTTCCAGCTTATATAACAGATAAAAGATTTAAAGATAAAAATGGTAATACAGATATTCCTAAAGCATTATCATTCTATCAATCTGAAGTACAGAAAGCATCTAAATCTTCAGACCCTAAAGTATTAGTAAGACAAAAGATGAACTTCCCACTACGAATAACAGATATGTGGTTATCAGAAGGTGGTTCACTATTACCAGTAAAAGAAGCTGAAGAAAGAGAGAGAGAATTAGTTAGAGATAACTTATATGAAACATTAGGTACTGCTATTGATATGTATTGGGATAGTGCTGCACAATATGGTGTTAATTATCAGATTAAAACAAATCCTAAACCTATTTACAACTTTCCAATAAAAGCTGGAGATGATTTAACAGGTGAGTTTATGATGTATATAAGTCCTGATAAACTAAAACTAAATGGTATTATTCCTAATGATGCTGTTATTGTACTACACGACCCATATATATCTGATGAAATGGATAAAGGAGGTTCACTAGGTGCTGCATACTTTATTGTTAATCCTAAGTATGAAGTATATGGACTTCCAGGAAATGAAATAGCAGCTACATATATTGGTAAAAACTTAGATGGTATAGATAGATATAATGAAGTATTAGAAATGGGAATTGCACTATATGGCAACCCTGTTAGAAATTTATGGTATGAAGCCAATAGAGGAGATAGACTTAGAGCTTATTTCCTAAAGAAAAAGAAAGCTGATTTACTATGTCTTAGACCACAGTTTGAACAAGGGCAATTTATCTATTCTAAAACAGTAAGTCAAACTGGATATATAGTAGGAAATAGTCTAGCTAAGATATCATTAGTAGATGCTCTTAGAGATTGGCTTTTAGAAAAAAAAGAAGTTAATGGGATAGAAATTTATAACATAGAAAGGATTCCTTGTATATTTACCATTAGGCAAATAAAGAGTTATAACATGAAAGGAAACTTTGATGGCGTTTCAGCGTTATTAGGAGTAACTTTAGCTATTGGTGAACAGAATCATAGAATGATGAATAAATCTAAAACTGTAGCATTGCAGACAATACGTAATCATATAAATAATAGATGGAAGCGGTATTCAACTTAAGAGAAAGAAATAAATCAGATGATTGGTATAAAAGTATAATGAACACCATTGTACCTTTTAATAATACCAACATGGAATCTTATGAGAAGTATAGGCTTATCTATGCTATTCTTAATAATGATGGTAGTGTATTATTCAGACAATTATATGAGTTATGTAATCCTGAAGGGGATATGTTTAAATTACCATTTGAACAAGATAGAGAAATAGTTATCTACAATAGATTATATCCTAAGTTTATGTATCTCGTTGGACAAATGTTAAAACGAGGTGATAACTTTGATGTATTATTATTATCTGATAGAGATAATGCTGCAAAAGATGAAGAAATAAAGAAAGTATTAGAAGCAGCAATCAATCAAGAGTTAATGATATTCCAAGCTCAAATGGAAGCTGGAGGTGCTAATGCAGAACAGATTGAAGAATCTATGCGCACTATGCCTAAACCTGAAGATATAGATATAAAGAATTTTAAGAGTGAGATGGAAATATTCTATAATGATGTTGTAGAATACTTTAAAGTTAAGTTTGATATAAAGTCATTAAAGTCATTATCATTTAAACATGTACTCGCAGTAGATAGATGTTTTATGGTAGTTGTAGAAAAGAATGGACAACCACATCCAATGGTATTAAATACACTCCATTGTGGTTTTCATAAGAATAGTAATGAAGAAAGAATAGAGAAAGGAGACTATTGGTGGTATAGAACTCCAATTACTGTTACAGAAGCTATTGATGAATTAGAAGGTAAAGTAGAAGATGAAGTATTAGAAAGACTACGAGGTTATACATCATCTAATTACTTAACACCTAATACAGCATGGGATGTAACTAGTGGACAAGCTAAATCACAATATAATTATCTTAGTGTAGAAGAAGGAATGGAATCTAGGTTTCATGATAATAGATACATAGGACAATCAACAGGAACATCTGGAGATAGAAGATATAGAGCTAATCAATTAATATGGAAAACATATTTAGAGTTTAAAGCCTATAGAGAAGTTATATTTCTTACTATGTTTAATGAATACAATGAAGTAGTTACTGAAGTAGTAGATAGTAAATATCCTATTCCTGAAGATGCAGCTACTACATTTATTGTTAACAGATATAATCAGAAAGCTAAAAGATATGAATGGATAGATGAGTTTGGTAATGTGATGTATGCTGAAAAGATGTATATTCCTAGAAGATATGAAATAACCAGATATGGTTATGATATCTTTACTGATATGAGAGAAGTTCCTAATCAACCATTATCTATTGATAATCCTTATGATTTTGAGTTATCTTGTAAAGGTAGAATATTCTCAGGATTAAATGCTGAATCTATATCATTAGTAGAAAGAGCGTTACCATCACTATTACAATATACATTTGTTAAAGACTTACAAAATAGAGAGTTAGCTAAATACGAAGGATATATAAAGAATATTGATGCTAGTCAGATTCCTGATTATCTTGCTATGGATGAAAATGGTAATCCATTATATGAAGGTGCTGATAAACTAAAAGTATGGAGATACCTAAGACGTACACTAGGAGATAGTTACTATGACCCAACAGCTACCACATCAGGATTACCAAACAATCAAAGAACTACAGCAGTTACAGCTGAACAAGCTGGTTCTATTGGTGAGATAGTTAATATGCAACAGTTGCTAGACTTGATAGATAGAGAAATGGGAATGCAAATGTTAGTACCACCACAAGCTGAAGGTATTTATTCTCCAAGTTCTAATGTATCAGATAATCAACAAGCTATAGCACAGTCATATACTATGGCTGAAGAATACTTTAGACTACATCAATTAGTAATAAAAGAAACAGTAAATGAATATGTTACACAGTTTACTAATTACTATCGTAGATTCTTTGAGACTAATCCAGAAAAGACTGAAACATTCTTAAACTATGTTACTAGTGATGGAATGAAAAAGACTATAAGAGTTAAACCAGAATTACTTAATCATGAAGATTTAGGAATCTTTATTCATGATGGTGACTATAATGAAAGGTATCGTCAAATGATGACACAAATGATACAACCATTAGCACAAAATGCTGGAGAAGGAGCTGAAAGAATATCAGAATTAGTTATGGCAATGACTAGAGGTGATAGTCCAGAAAAAGTACATAAGATGATTGCTGCAGCAGCTAGAGAACAAGAACAAAGAGCACAACAACAAGGACAACAACAACAACAAATGCAAGAGCAACAATTACAAGCTCAAGCACAAATGAAACAACAAGAGCATAATAATAAACTAGAACAAATTACATTAACTAAACAATTAGATGCTGAAATAAAAGCTATGGATGTCTATAAGTTTACTGATGATTTGAACCAAGATAAAGATGGTATTCCAGACCATATTGAAGCTTATAGAGCTATGAGAGGATTAAACCAAAAAGATAGAGAATTAGATATTAAAGAGAAAGATATAGCTAGTAAAGAAAGAATAGCTAAAATTTCTAAAAAAGAGAATACTAAGTCATCTAAATAAAATTAATTGAATAACATAAAATATATTTGCTTATGGAAATAGGAGATGATTTTCTACCAGAGTTGGATTTCGACTTTGAAGAACAAGAGGATGATACCGTTATTGATGATAAACCAATCAATGATGAGATTCCTGAAGAAGATGAGGATGCTAGTCCTGATGATGATTCTGAAGATGAATTGTCAGATAATGTTGATACGGATGACAATGCTGTTGCAGCTTTTAATTATTACAAGGATAATAATTTTCTTACTATCGACCACGAGTTTGATGGTACATTTGATTCACTGAAAGAAGCTTTAGATAAACAAGCTCAAGTATCACTAGTAGGTGCTATACAAAACTTTCCATCTTTCTTACAACCCATTATTGAATATGCTACACTCAAGGATGATATAACTCCTGAAGAGGTAGCTAACTTTTTGATGCAATATCAACCACCTTCATTTACTGAACAAGATTTACAGAATGATAATGATTTAGCTGAGAACTATCTTACTAACTCATTAAAAGCTGAAGGTCTTGATGATGATGAAATTGAAGATAGAATTGATTACTTGAAAGATAGAAATCAATTAGCTAAAGAATCAATAAGACAGTTTAGAAAAGATGAGCAAGTTAGAGAACAAGAAATGAATAGTCAACTGGAATATGTTAGACAACAAGAACAAGTAGAACAACAACAACAAGAAGTATTTGTACAGAACTTTGGTCAAGTATTAAATGATACTAATTGGAGAACTGACCATAAGCAAGTAATTGCTCATGAGTTTACAAGTGGAAACTTTAAGACTAGAATGGAACATGTATTTGAGAATCCTAAAGCATTAGTTAAGTTAGTAGATTTCTTAGCTAATTATGA